ATCAAAAACTCTTTCCGATAAAACACGGGAAGAGGTAGGGATGAGCTTAATTGTATCAATGCCAATTCAGTCATCAGTTCGCACTAGACTTAGAAGATCAAGTAATCTTGATTTGGATTTTGAGGGACAGGTTGTTGATGCGCTAACATACAATGATTTATTTGGTCAGATTGAGGATTTAACTCCGCAATACGGCGATTTGACTACCGTGCATACAAAGCGCAAAGCTACAGCACAAGCCACATCAATTAAGGCTCCACAACTAAAAGTGCTATCAACTGAAATGGTTTACAAGTACCTTGGTGGAGGGGTATTTGATACAGTTATGACTCCAAACACTCAGGCAGTACAAACCATAATTAGGTTAATGAGAGATCCACTTGTCGGAAATCTCGATATGAGCGTTGATAGTATGGATAAACTGCTAGAGGTTCAGGAAGAAATTGAAGCTTACTTCGGAGATGCTAAAGCAGGTCAGTTTAGTTACACGTTTGATGACGCTAAAACTACCGCGCAGGAAATATGTCAAACTATTGCAAGCGCTATATTCTGCACAGTTTACCGCGAAGGTAACGACATAAGGTTATTCTTCGATAAACCTGCAACTGGTCCATCAATGGTGTTTACTCATCGGTCTAAGGTTGGACAAGAAAAATGGACTCGTACATTTGGAAGTGATGCAAAGGATTCAGTTGAGTTTAGCTATATCGATCCTGACACTAACATACGCGAAACAATTTACATTCCTGAAGATGGCGGCATTAATCCAAATAAAATCGAATCGAAAGGTATACGCAACTACAAGCAAGCTTACTGGTTGGCACATAGGGCAAGACAGCGTGATTTACTTAATCGTGTAGCAGTTGAGTTTACAGCCACTGAAGAAGGTATATACGTTGTATCTGGTGAAGCTATAAGCGTTGTTAAGGGTTCTCGCATTGCTACTTACGACGGACATATCGTAGCGCAAAATGGATTAACGTTAACGCTATCTCAAGAGGTTGAATTTACCGATGGAGACGATCACTATATTCAACTTAAAAAGCGAAATGGAAAAGTTGAGGTTATACAGGTTATTGCTGGGATAAATGCAAGAACAGTTATAATGCTATCATCACCAGTCGAGGAAATTTATACCGGTAATAGTGCATTAAAAACAGAGTTTAGTTTCGGCAATGAAGCAAGACATTTGGCGCAAATGATAGTACCGAGTACAATAGATCCACAGCAGGACAAAACGGTTAAGATTACAGGCCGCAATTATCATCCTGATGTATATTTATTCGATGGCGTAGACGTAATCGGTAGCGCGTTCAGTGATGGATTTAGCAATGGATTTCAAATTTAATTAACGAGGTTAAAACATGACAGAGTTACTACAAGTTTCTGATTTAGAAGCGGCAAAGAAACACGATACATTTCGCAGTGAAGTGATAACTGGTAAAACTGGTGGTGTTGCTGGTGGTGCAGATATTGACTTTTCAACCAATGAGGTTACTGGTCAAGCCCAGAAAACATTACCTAAGTTATTGAGTCAGATAACTCTTGATGCTTTAGGTCGTTCTCCAGTCCCTGTTAATGGCGGAGTATGGTCGGCAGGTCAAATATTCAACTTTTACAATGAATACATGATTTACAATGGTGAAGCATATAGCCCACTACCAGCAACAGTATTACCTTACACTGTCGGAGCGATTCCTGATTTGGGCTTTGTTTACCCGTTTGCATTGATAAAAGACTGGGTTGAGCGCTCCGATATACAGCCGCCAATTTTAGGGCGTGACACTAGATTTGAAATCACAAACAGCAAAGCAAGCATTCGATACGGCATCAGCGACCTCCTACCTCTTGACGACACGCTAAACAATTATAGAGGGTTAGCATCAGGTAAAGATGCTTGGGGTGACATAAATAATCTAGGCGTTGGATCTGCTGCATTCGGTAGAAATAACGCTGCATTTGCATACTTATCATTTGCTGTAGGCCATGACTGCATAACTTACGGCTCAGCGTCAATGGCTGGCGGAGCTGGCTCTGCTACTGGAAATCCAGACGACCCAAATAATGACGCTATCTTTGGATACTGTTCATTTTCTTTCGGTAAAAACTCAATAGCACTAGGTAGAGTATCACATTCAATCGGTGAAGAATGTTTTTCAAATAGCGACCAATCATCTACATCTGGATTAAGAGCAACCGCTGGACCATGTGTCGCTGGGATGCCCAACCCTATAGGCGCTGGGCCAGTTATCAGTGACGGCATTGGCGCATTTGCTCACGGCGTGGATGTAGAAGCATATGGAGACTCTGCTGCTGCATTTGGTCGATATATAAAAAGTTATAATGGAGCTATGACCTTTGGGTATGGAATTAACGTAGGATCACCGATTATAAACTCCATACCAGGCGCGGTTGGTATTGCGGCAAACTCAGATGTTATGGCTGTGCAAGTAACACCAGCGCCAGGAATCAACGGAGGGTATTCTAGGGTTGGGTTTAACACAACTTTCCCAAACCAGCGCTATGAGGCTATGCTTAAAAACACAGACAAAATAGCATATAGACTAGACGAAGGGGAGTCAGGAGCAACATTATCGTTACAGAGAACTGTTGCGGGAGTTATATCAGACGTTGTATCAATAACGTTTAACGATTCGGGAATAGGCGCTTTAATAATTAATGGTAATCAGGTTGTTAGTAACCAAGCTTCACCGATTGCAGACGCCCAAACTGACGCAAACAAAATACAATCAATACTCGATGCCCTTAGGTATCATGGACTTATAGCAACATAAAGATACGTTACTTGTTGCCGTTGGTAGATTGGCGGTTGCTGAAAGGTAAACTGTTAAAATAGAAAAGGCCCATAGTGATACGTGCCTTCATTTCACTTGCACTCGTCAATGATTCTAGATTGTTTATCTATACCTAAAATCAGCGAGTGCAATCTTTAAGGTAAACTTATGAAATACGCGCTAGGCAACAGAAGCAAATCAAACCTTATCGGCGTAAACGCTGATCTGGTTAGCGTGGTTAATCGCGCTATTGAGATAACGGAAATTGACTTCACAGTTATCGAAGGCTTGCGCACAAAGGAAAGGCAGTCGCAACTTTTTAAAGAAGGAAAAACTCGCACAATGAACAGCAGGCACATTATAGGTCAAGCTGTTGACGTCATACCATATCCAGTTGATTGGAATGATACATCTCGATTCAGGCTGGTTGCTAAAGCAATGAAGCAAGCAGCAAAAGAACTTGATATTAAATTAACTTGGGGTGGCGATTGGAAGTCATTTGTTGATATGCCACACTATCAAATCGAGGTGTAACATGTGGGATAAATTAGCGGCAATATTTGGGTTTAGCGGCGTGGCTGATTCAGCCTTGAAAATCGTTGACAAGCTCGCAGGCGTTGATTGGACGGCAAAAGAAAAGGCGCAGTATGTGCTAGACTACCAAAACGCAACTAAACATCAAAGCCCTGCAAGGCGTTTTATTGCTATGTGCATAATGGTAATTTGGGTGATACTGATCCTATCTTGGCTAGCTGGATCAATGATTGGTAGATTCTATCTTGACGGAACGCTAAATGCTGGTACTGTATTTGCTGCTGATGTATCAGCATTTATTGCGCTAAACATTACTGACCCGTTTAATATTATCCTGGCGTTTTACTTTACGACTCAAATACTGAATGGACTTAAAAAATAGTGTTACAATTAACTAGCCAATAAGGGCGTTGTTATGGAGTATCTATATTTATGGGAAGCGCTAACCAGAAGCCTCGTGAGAAGCCTGCAAGCACCAATAAGCGAAAGCGTAAGTAACTTTGGTTTTATTGTTGCTTACTTGATAGCTATTAAATTCGCAAACACAAGACAGTTAAGGCTGTCTTTTTTGTGCCTAGTTGCCTGCTTAGTAGTTTCAAGCTCAGTGATTTACGATGAGATCAACGGTTGGCAATTACACCTTATTTATTCAATTATTTATCTGTTTGCTGTACCATTAACGGATAAACTTAAAACAATGTTAGCGTTGTTTTCAATGGCTTTGTTTAATGGATTAATGATATGGGACGCTTACAACTATGCAACGACTGAAACATGGCTGTATGGCAATTACGAATGTATTACCGCATGTATCCATGTTGCTATTATTTGCACAGGTGTTAACTGGCGAAACCTTATCGCAAAGCTTGACGATTCCGTTAGCCATATACGCTATTTCATTACTAATACAAGCTGTTTTTTGCATAGTGGAGTGTTACTACGCTACAATAAAGAAACAGAAAATAGCGAGAAACGTTCACAATGACAGAAGAAAGTGATGTTAGGGTATTAGCTCAAAGGGTTCAATACTTACAGAATGAGTTTATAGCCGTACGTGATGACTTCAAGACTAGTCACGAAAAGCTAAACGTGACTATGGAGAAGCTCGCCATTAACATTAATCGTTTGGTTGAGTGCGATATTAAGCGAGATGAACGCGACCGCTCTAGAGAGCAGCGTGAGAGTGATTATGGCGCTAGATTGGTATCGCTTGAAGCTGACACGCTAAAACTAAAGCTGTATGTAGCTGCTGACGAGCCAATACGACAGGGTAGAGAGTGGATGATTAGAAGTGTTATTGGAATTATTGTTGCCGGTTTATTTTACGCTGCATTCACCGTTAACAAGGGATAAAAAAAGCCCCACATAGTGAGGCTAAAAGAGCAATGGAACGTGCTTGCGGACAGCATGCAAAGCAATTGTTACATAGTTAGTTTTATTCTGCAATGCCCTCGTGAATATTTCAAATTACTTCAATGTCAAACCTGCACTCACCAAGCGGGTAGCTTTCTGGTGATGACACGCATAAACCTAACCACTCGATATGGTGACAAGTAAATGAAGCGTATACGCAGTCATAATGCACGCTAAACATACCAGTATCTTTTCTGCATCTTGGGCTTGACTTTATAATATCACCTTCAAATATTTTAGTACCTTTCTTATCTAGTAGGCCAGTGAATTGCTCAGCAATAACTCCTTTAGATATCTTTTTAATTTGCGATGTAAATACGCAACCAACATCAATTAGCTCGCCACTTAATCCGATTGCAAATTGATCGCTATTGCTTGTGGTAATCATTGCTCTAATATCTTCATCCCAAACTCTAAACTCTAATTTTCTCATCATACTGTCCTATTTAAAAACTCATCAACTACATCGTGCGCGACTATCATGCTTGCGTAAATGTTGTGAGACATAATCAACCATGCATCAGCAAAAGCAGCGTCATCAAGGTTGTTATATTTTAACCCTGCTATTACCTCGACATCTCTATGGTCGATATTCATCTGCGTTTTGGTATTTCGATTAAATGCTTCTTTTCAACATACTGCACTTCGTCATTGTTATTGCGAAGTGCTACGTTAAAGCTATTTTCTGACAATGCCTTGTAAGGTTTGCCAACTGTAAAATTACGCATAGGCCCGTTTATTTCCCACATGACTCGCCCCTTGCTTTAGCCAAAACCTTATCAACCTGCTTATGCCTTGCTACACTTAAACCACCTTCAATTTGAATCATCTTTAGCGCAGCGTACATTTCTGGCGCAGATGCAATTAGGCGCGCATCATGCTGTAAATCTTCACATATATTACCATCAACCATAATTACCCAATTTGGGCTAAGCTTACATACTGTAGATAAATTCCTATTGTTATTAGTATTTACTATTTTCCACTCACCTTTAGTGAACTTTTCCATATCAGAAAGCCTCTTTAATAGCGTCTAGCGCTTTGTTAATTGCATGGCACTCATCTTCACTAATGTTTGCCTCGAATCGGTACGACTTCTTACCCTGGCTAGCGATTGACCCTAAGCGAAAACTATTCACGCCAGTCTCACGCACTAGGTGAGTCATCTTAACGCCTGCGCTACATGCATTACGAACGCGCTCAGTTGTATCTTTGTATAGCTGAGTATGTTTCATATCTAACCCTAAATTATTATCGATATAGTAATCATATATAAAAAATAAGTTGATAGCAATATAAATCTAGTTAAAAGAATGAATATAATTTATCTAAAATGGCTTGGTCAGTCGTGTTGTTGAACACGTTTTTAATCGCTGCGTTAATCAATGCAGAGTAAACCGACTCAAACTCTTCTTGACTCATGTTGCCGTAAGCCAGCGAGCGAGCTTCTACGCGCAAACCGCCATCAATTGATATGGTTGTATCAAAATATCCAGCAAGTACTGTCAGATGCTTTCTGAACGTATTTAACTGCGCGTATTCGTCCATGTTTTCAAGTCCAGCTTGATTGGCAGACCAATATTGAAAGCAGAAGTTGAAAAAACTGAATACCATACGATGGAACTTTGGGCTGCGGGTTAGTTTAATTTCAACTGTATATTGCTCGCCATTCTTGAAGCGTTTAATCCTATCTGCTTCAAGGTCGCTAGCTGGCGCATAACCGTCAGCATGCTTTATCATTTCGATTTTCATTACTTATGGACCATAAACGCACGACTAGCCATCATAAACACATCGCTTACTTCTGCTGACTTGCTTCTAGCCTCTGGTGAATTGCCGTTACACACTGCACAGCATCTAGTTTCAGTGAATTTAAGTGTTGATCCACACTTGCAAGCTTTACCATGATGTGTCTTGTCACCTTTTAGCTTAGCTAGCTTAATCAGTGACATTCCTTTTTTGCTTCCATGACCGGTCATACTCTACCCCATTTATCAAAGTGGCCTGCTGACCATGCTTGAGCCTTTCTAATGTGTACCGCGCAATCATATGGATTCTTTGTGTTAACATCAGCATTAAATCCTAGCTGATAATTGTCGCGGTCTTGTTTATCCATCGCCTGCAATACTTGAATTACCTTAGCCATTTACTGCCCTTAATTTAATTCCGGTTTAAGTACGGTCTTTGATTTAATCCAAACCTGACCAGTTTCATCTACTATCGCGCCTAAATCTGATAGCCTGTGAAGCTGAAACGCTTTCACCTCGTGATACTTGGCTGCTGCATAGGTTGATTTGTGTTGCGATAAATACTGTTTAATTGGTTTCATTGTTAGCTCTGTTTAATCAAGTTTTATATCTGGCGTTTCACAAAAGAATCCGCAATTGCCAATGTCTAAGTCTTTATGACTTCCTGCGTCTGCTGGTAAATATCGCAACGGTATGCGCATTGTTCCGCGTGAATCAACCTTAAAATCTACACTATCATCTTGCATTGATTTTATTGTGTCAGGCCATAACTTTGTAACTTTCGATAAACTCATTTTAACCAGCGAAACATTAAGCATTTTTTCTTGATGAGCCCTGCGCTCGAACACCTCTGGAAAGTCTACGCGGATCTTATTCCAGTAACCTGCTCCACCAGCCTTTAGACATCCAATACAATTATTGTTGTGATAGCCTAACTTATACATTTCTGGCAACTCAATGCCAGCATCATTAAGCATTGCAAAGCAATCCAACTTGTTAACGCCTTTGTCAATTAATGGAGCCAACAGTTCAAGTTCTGGCTCATTGTCTTGTAGCTGATCAATGCGGTGCGCTTCATCTGAAGTCATTCCAAAAACATGAATATCATTATCGCGCTGCCAATCAAGGCGAACCTGCTTCTTTAGCTCCTTAGTGCATCTAGCGCCATAAACGCCAGCCATGTATCTAGTTTTCTGAATAACTTCATCAACTGAAGCATTATATTTTTCATTACGCAATTCAACAATTTCTTGACCAAACCATTTAGCGCAATCAGCTTTAAATCGCTCGCTGTCTGGGTGTTCATCTTGAAGGAATATTGACGCAACAATTAATTCCTTTGGGCTTGATGACGCATTGTTTTCTTCAATGGCTATCTTGGTTGCACACGCTGAAGCTGCACCACAACTAAACCAGCTAACTATTCTTTGATTCATTTTACTTCCCTCGTTAATTAAATTCTGGTAATAACTTAGTCTTTGATTTAATCCAAACCTGACCAGTTTCATCTACTATCGCGCCGCCATCTGATAGCCTGCTTAGCTGAAACGCTTTTACTTCATGATGCTTGGCTGCTGCATACGTTGATTTGTGCTGGTATAAATACTGTTTAATTGGTTTCATTGATTAGTCCTATGTACTCGTGTGAGTAACACAATCTATGAGCGTGAGCCATTTTGTGCCCGTTTTCTTTGCTGTCCCTGTCTGCTTTATAATCATTTCTTATTTTCATGTTTTTACTTGTAGCTTTCCATTTTGGCGATTTATTTCTATGCTCTCCAAATGCAGGGTGCGAAGTCTTTGAAAAAAACCTAGCGCCAGTGCTTACTATGTGACAGGCTACAGCATCAGACAGCGCTGAACCAATGCCCATACCTTGAAACTCTGGAAGCACTACAGTTCTATGTTCCCGCCATCCATCCTTCCAGTTTCCACTTGGGAAAGCTATTACACTTGTCATTGCAATAGCCTTGCCATTATGTATTGCTACCCATGAGTTAGCTGATTTATTTATACTCCCAGATAGATAGTGATTTCTTTTGAAAATTTGCCAAACCTTTTTTGTGTCACATGGGGCGATGTTAAATCCAAATGATTTATTTCGCCTAACCGACCCCCGATTAATCCACTCACACAGATCTGTGTCATAAGCATGATCAAAGTCAATCCACTCAAGAACATCCTTGTGGCATGTTGCAATAACTAGCCTGTTTGTATTTAATTTATTAATACTGTGGCATAATGCTCTAGCTGTGTCTCTGTCTACAACGCTAGTAAATTCATCAATAAACTCGCACCCTTGGCTTAGCTTTACAGCTATTTCAGCTCTGTGAGCCTCGCCGTTAGACACGCTATTAATTGATCTTTTCCAGCAAGGAACAGACCGAAGCCCAGATGATATAAGAAAACTTTCAGCTTCAAACTCATCTTTAAATAATTTATAAATAGGAATGTCTTTATTTATATATACTGGTTTCATACCTGCGCTATTTAGTATGGTTGTCTTACCAGTTCCACTGCTTCCAACGATGATTGTTAATCCTGTTTTTGGTATCTCTGGAGTTAAAATATCTTCTTGAACATCAACCAAATCATATTTATCAAATATACTCATTTCTTTTTTCCTTTTTATCTTATAGGTCGCTGGAGATTAAATTGTTTCGATAACTAATCATATCAAATCCGTTACTATAGTAAACACTTATTTGTGATTAATTACCAACCATCACCAGTTATTAAGTTAATCGCGCCATAAACCGTCTTTAGACTTCCAATCATCCTGTTCATTATCTTGATCCATGTCTGGGATCATGTGCATCGGGTTCCAGTGTTCAGCCATTCCTTTGAATTTTAAGCATCGAGCTATCCATTCAAGACGAATGCAGCCAGTAGCGCCATGTCTGTTTTTCTTAATATCAACTTCAGCAATGCCGCGATCATCTGTTTCTTCGTGGTAAACCTCATCACGATAAAGCGTAAGGATTTGGTCAGCTTCTTGCTCAACAACGCCTGAATCCTTAATATCACCCGTTCCAGGTCTTTTATCTGGCCTAGCCTCAACACTACGATTAACCTGAGCTAGTGCAATGATTGGTATATCCAGCGTTCTTGCAAGCTCTTTTAACGTCATTGCTATCTCTGCAACTTGCTCATGCTTAGGTGCTGAAGTATTCAGAGCTTTAATGCGCTGTAGGTAGTCAATGTAAAGCCCATCAATGTTATATTTATATTTCCACTCACGAGCCTTTGCACATACATCTTGAATTGTAGGAGCTGGCTTTTCGTATATTCGGCCGCCTTTGTCTGCAAGCCTTCTTGCTGCTTCTGACAGCAGCATGTAACTTTGCTCTGTCATTTCCTTGCGTAAGTCACCGATAGCTAATCCTGACTCGATAGCAAAGGCACGATAGCCAATCTGCACTTTAGGTTGTTCACCTGACATTATGCCGACTTTCTTGCCTTCACCAGCACCAAGAGCCATATTGATCATCAATGCTGTTTTACCCATAGCAGGTCGAGCAGCAAGAATAATCAAATCGCCATTATGAAAGCCGCCAATCTGTGAATCAATATCAGCAATGCCAGTACTTATTTTTCCTTGATCACCACCTTCCATTTGTTTAAGTGCGTCTTGAATTGTTAGGTCGAACATTTCAGAGAATGAAAAATCATAGTTTTTCGTTTCGCTTCCAAGGCTCATTATCTTATCGCAAGCCTGCTGCATCGCCATAACGTCGCCACGGTCTGAAGCCTCAACAAGTAAGGCAGACACCTCATAACCTTTTTTACATGCGTCTGCTGTTCTTATGCGAGCCTCTAGTGCTTGAATATCGCCAGTAACACTACCATTTACTTTCTTTAGCGTTAACTCGAGCAGATAAACATACTGCACATCAACACCAATCTTTGTTAAGTAATCGTCTACGGCATCAACCGACACGCCATTTGACTGCTGGTCAATAACCAATACAGCCTTAAAGATTTCTTTCAGTGAAAAGTTATGTATCAACTCAGGGCTTATAGTAACCTCCATTAATTTCTCTGGGGCATCAAGAAGCCATCCAATCAAAGACGCTGCCGCGTCTCTACTCTGTTCTAAATATCTCATTCACCAAACCCTCTAGGTTTTTTACGTTCTTGCTGTTGAGCAGGAACAAGTGATTTTGTCCAATTTCTAACAGCAGCTTTCCAGTCTTTCATTTTGTTCTTACCAACCATCCAGCCTTTCATTTCATAGAAGTCTACAAACTTATCTGCCTCGACCTTATTTGAAAATCCTTTCTCTGTAAAATATTGCAAAGCATCTTCATAAGTAGGTGGAGTGAAACGACTAGTCTTTTTTGTTTCGTCTGGTATTACTTCTTCTTCTTTCTTCTTACTTCTTACTTCTTCTTCTAGACGAACAAAATCCGAGTTTGTCGGACTTACTCCGACCTGTTGATTTATAATGGTTTTTATTCCTTTTCTTCTAACTGCCTTTGCTGTGAAGTCATCACACCTAGATGCTAGTTTTAAGCAGAATATATGGCCGTTGTCAGCATCAAGCAGTCCAAGGCTAATAAACGTTGTCATCATCTGCTCAACTTTCTGGGGTGTAGATCCTGTATTTCTAGCTATTATCCTTGCGTCATGTTCAAGCTCAAAGGTAAGGTTATCACCATTAACTCTCTGCGCTATAAGCTCTATGCAATACCAGTAAAGGCCGTAACCCTCAAGACCATAGTCAAGCATCACCGTCTGTAGTTTTGCATCCATATTGGCGTCTGTGTCATGTTTGAACCATTTAATAAATCATCTCCTTAAGACTATTAAAGTCTTTACTTCTTACTATTGAATGTTTGCTCAAGCATTTCTTCAACAACATCCTGATCTCCATTAAACATAATTCTTAGCTTTGCTATGTTAATGCTTCCTGATAGCTTTCTGCTATCCAATGCCAGCAAGTGCTTAAGACCTATCTGCATTGCTGCCCTTGCTATATCTGATTTAGACTCTATTGTCTTTTCAGATAACTGGTTAACACTATCGAAAACAGTGCTGTCAAATCTTACGTTTAGTGGCTTCATAAATAACTCCATTGTGTGTGTAATACGAATTGTATTACAGAGGTAATATCTAGTCAACATGTATCACCAAATACCAGGCAAAAAAATGCCCTCACGTAGAGGGCTATTGATTAGATGAATTGTTTAAGCTTTATATCGTAAGTGTGAACCTTACCCCCTGAGCAGCTATCTCGAGTCATAGCGTACTCAACGGCCTCATGTGATGACTTGCCAAAGTCCATGGCCGATAGTGCGAAACCAAATCCAGACCCAATTACATCATTATTATGCCGATCGTCTTTCCACATCAAAATATCTTCATTAACACTACACCGATAAACATTGCCGCTATCAATAACCAGTGCCGTAACTTCTGGAATGACGCTTGATTTTGCTCCGAAGTACATTCGAATAAATAACTCGTCATCATATGGAGCTCCTGCCATGAAGAATACAACCCCATCAACAATATGCCATTTTATGCATGAATCAGACATTATCACATTGTCACGAGTAACACGGCTATCGCATGATATCTGCTTGCTTTCGTGGTTATAAGCTATTGTTGTCATATTTATCCTTATCTGTTTGTCGTCTAGGTAATTCGTTTAGCGGTGTATCTTGGCATCTAATACACCATCTTGACCAATACGGCTGATCTGGCTTGAATCTTTCTTTGTCCTTATTTTCTGCGCACCGATAGCACCTCAACATTTACCTTCTAGTTCATTAACTATTAATTGACTAAAACCACAAATATCAGTCCACGAGTCAACGTATGTTGGATCACCGTTTA